CGCGGGGACGGTAACATTCGCGAGTCCTTCCTCTTCGTATTTGGTGTAGAGATCTTCGAATTCTTTACCATAGACATCTGATAGACCCTTTGCCTTGTTAGGGCAAAACAGGGACCATTTACCACCTTCTTCGACCCGTTTCATGAACAGATCAGGAATCCACATAGCCGAGAAAAGGTCACGGCAACGAGCTTCTTCATCACCTTGGTTAAGACGGAGTTCGAGGAAATCCATGATATCTGCATGCCATGGTTCAATATACACAGCGATAGATCCTTTGCGACGACCAGCCTGGTTCACATAACGAGCTGTGGCATTGAATACACGAAGCATTGGGATAATACCATCCGATTGACCGTTTGTACCCTGAATACGAGACTTATTGGAACGGATATCGTGGATATGCATACCGATTCCACCCGCCCATTTGCTAATCTGGGCGCACTCTGTTAGTGTTCCATAGATGCCATCAATGGAATCTTCCTTGTTTGCAATCAAAAAACAAGAGGACATTTGTGGACGTGGTGTTCCAGCATTAAATAAGGTAGGTGTAGCATGGATGAAAAGACCTTGGGACATTTTATCATAGGTTTCCAAAACAGAGGGGACATCTTTACCGTGAATACCAATAGCTACACGCATAAACAAGTATTGGGGTGTTTCTACCAACCTCCCATCAACGCGCTGAAGATATCCCTTCTCGAGTGTTTTTATACCAAAATAACCAAACTCAAAATCCCGATCAGTATTGATATCATCCTTTACTTTAAAAGCGACATCTGATACTTCTTCAGTAATAATACCGGCTTTTAGAAGCTTTCTCATCGCGAGATGAAAGTTATTGGGACATACCTTTTGAATGTTACTCGCAACAATACGGGTGGCGAGGATTTCGTAGTCCGGATCAGATGTGATCATTCCGATACAAATCTCTGCAGAGAGAGTATCAATTTCTTGGGCGGTAATTTGGTCGTACATGGAAGAGAATACCTGTTGAGCAACCTTGCTAGAGTCGCAGTTCTCAGAAAGTCCATACGTTAAATTCTTGATCCTATTGGTGACATTATCAAATTTCATATCCTCAATACGACCTGAGCGTTTAATCACCCTCATATACTTTCTTTTCCAATTTTATTTTTAACTTACTTCTTCAAATTTAAGTCGGCACTTCGAACAGTGGCTGTTCCAAGTGTTTCCATCCGGCGGTCGGGCTGGAGGAGATAGGTATTCACGTAGAATGGTCCATCCTCACCAGCCTTGGTGACTGGGGCGTACGACCCAACGAAACAGGAGGGGGCGCTGCATGAAATTGTATCAACCGAGTTGGGACCATTGGCATAAGCTTCATTAAAGTCCGAGTAGTTCATCATTTAATATTTACATAGTTTTTTTTTCCAGGTGTATATTAAATGAGTAATCTCCACCTGAATTCTGTCAAACAGTGTGAGACTCCATTGAATTCACTCTTCTTTTCTGAATTTAACAAAAATATTCTTCAGCGTGGAATTCGTCAGGCGTTTAAGGATCGTACTGGTATATCGATTGATTACCAGAATCCTGATGATTTGTACGGAATCATGCGCGTAGTATTCATCAACAATTCCGGTAACCACCATAAGGCGGTCAACACACAGGTAAAGGCTATGAACGCTCGTGTTATCGAGACTGCTTTATCCCAAATTCAGACGGGTGTTTCTCAATACATTGCGTATGTGAGTGAAATTGACACAACAAGGAATATCATGGATAAACCCGTAAATACGAGTACGGTTGGAAAGAAGTTGCCATACAACAATAAAATTGGGTTGTAAATTAACTATATTAAAGTTACAATCACCCTCTTGGATAAGTATGAGTCTGAACTATTACAAGAATGAAACGGAAAAGGTGTGTAAATCAAAGGGGTGGGATAGAGCACCAATAGACACTGTATGGCTTCTCCTGTCTGAAGAAGTAGGTGAACTTGCATCGGCTATCAGACAGTATAAGAAAATGTATAAGAAAACAAATTTGAAGAAGGATCGAGGTACAGATGTGATGATGGAGATGGGGGATGTATTTAGTTATTTGTTTCAACTCGCGCATATGTTAAATGTTGATCTCGATCAGATGTGGCAAGTACATCGATTCAAAATGAACGATAAGAAATATAATCTGAACTAATAGTAATTATGAGTAAGTTTATGCTCAGTGACGATGATTCTATAAATGATGTCAATCCATTTGTCAAACACGATTTTTCCCTTCCAGGAAGTGTGGGACAGACAGCTGCTTTTGATAATTTTACGAAATCCTCTACAGGAGGGGGTAATTTTGACACGGATGAGAGTGTATACTGTAGTTTCGGGTTGTGTGAAACTCAAGAAAAACCAACGACTGTATTCAGTGCTATTCATCCCCGAAGGAATATTGACACCGGTTTTACATGTGATTCATCTGAAAAGGTTAAAGTTGGTGTTGCGAAGGAAGAGAAAATTCCATATTTTGGTATGTTTCTAGGTGTTGTTTTTATAAGTCTTGTTGTATCATACGCAAGACAGTAAAAAAATATTCAAGCCTATCTAATTTAATACAACCCTCAATACAATGAGGTAATTGTTTCTTACAAAACTTAATAATAAACTCTCTCTGCCAAGCACTTTTCATATTAATAATGGGTGGCTGGAAGCTGGGATCTAGAATTTTACTTGCATGTGCGAGACGAACGTATGTCTTAACGGTCTGCTTAGATGATAGAATGACGTCAAGAGCCAATTCAGCCATTCGCTGTCTAACCTCGATAGTCTTAGAAACCATAATATCTAGGAATTTTAGGTAAGGAATCGAGTGTTTCTTTGCTTCAAAAACAGTCCAATCCGCCAGGGGTTCGGTATTCATGTAGTCAGTGAATGTCTGGTAGCCTTGTCCACGAACGTACATATCGTAGACGATTTCCACGTAAGTGAGATCCGATTCAACATCATGTACGACTTTTGCATATTTAAAGAAGGCAGACATCTAGCGATATAAAGGATTTATTCTTTAAACACCTAAGTTGCATCACACCGTCTTATATTGTATGGCCCAAAATGTACTCTACTATTGCAAACAACTCATTCTCCTATCTTCTTAGTATTAACGAGTTTAGGAATGAATTACCCGAAGATATAAGACCTTCATGGATAAAAATTACAACCATTACGATGGTTTCCAACTTTCTTCAAAACATTGACATCAAACGCCTTCGAGCTATTTTTGAAGACATTGGCATATACAGGATGAAGCGCGCTGGTTCAAATACCAGTGGTTTTGAATGGAAATTGAAACCTACAACTTTTTACAATCAAGTTACATTGACTTACCACGACACTTACAGTACTAAATCTGTAAAAGTCTTCCCAAATGGTAGTATTCAAGTCGCTGGGTGTTGTGATCTCTTTGATTGCAAACGCATTATTACCCAACTTATTCATATTTTCAAGGTTTTTCTTGATATGGATGTTAAAGTAACTAGTGACACTTTCAGGGTTGTGATGATCAATTCAAACTTCAGTCTCAACTATAACATCAACCTTATGAAAGTTTCAGACTGGTTTGAGCGATACAATGATATCTTCAAAGTATCGTTTGAACCCGACAGATATTCAGCAGTGAAGATCAAGTTTAAACCGGCACATGAGATGAAAGAAATCACTTGCAGTATCTTCAGTACCGGTAAAATCATCATCACAGGGGCGGAAACACTGAAAGAAATTGCATTTGCTTATAACATTATTAACCAACACATCAATGAAAATCCTTCTATTCGGGTATCCCGTACAGAAGACACTGATGTATTCGATATTTTCCTTGGATACAGATGTGATCCATTTGTAAAACACTTGAAAGAAAATGGATTTCAATCTTGGATAAAAACGATTACGAACAGACAAATTAATTTCTAATTTTATAGTAATAAAGATGTCGCAACGACTTGGTATGGCCGATGGACGTTGTTTCACAATCAATACGTCAGCGCAATTATTCAACAACTATGTGATGAAGCAGAATGGTATCAGTTTTGAAGATAACTATTCTTACAGGCAATTGCTCCAGAAGCAGGGACCCCAGCTCATGTCAAAGGTTCAAGAGGAACAGGGAAGAGAAAATTGTAAAAATTGTGACAAACCTTTGGTTGTTGCAGCCGATATTTACTAACTGAGCTAAATTCCAAAAAAAACTTTACACCCATATTCTAGAATGTCTACGTGTTCTATATGTCTAAATGAAGTCAGGTCAACGAGGATTAATCCCCCGATCCGATGTGGACATATATTTCATACCCATTGTCTAGAAAAATGGAAAGCACAAGGTAAGTACACGTGTCCCACCTGTAGAAAGGTATTTGACGTCTCACAGTTCAAAGTTGATGTTACTATACATAACAATTATACACAAGTTTCTAACATTGTTTCTTTGAACGAAGAATCAATCCTAGATGTACTAGATATGTTTGATATATCATTTGAAGCACAAAACACATTAGATTTAAACAGTATTCTATCAGATCTTGGGATATCCCTTTCCGACTTTGACCCCACTATCCTTGACGCAGAATGAACTGCAGTACTGGTCATAGTTTAACTCTTTATACTTTCTAGAAGCGGTTCGAGGATCCTTGATTGCCTTCCCATTCGCATCCCCTAGTAGTGGGCCAGTAGCCCAGCCACGCTTGTGACTAAAGACGTTAGCTTTGAATACAATACGCTTTCCAACTATGAATCTACCACCATTTTTAACTCTAGATTCCGGGATCTTAAAAAACGAAGCAACGGACTTAATCGTATCACCAGGTTTAATTTTATATTCAATGACGCCATGTTGCTTGTAAAAGTGAAAATCACCTTGTCGAATATAACCCGTACCTCGCCCAGAAGAAACAAACATCATCATTTTAAAGTACCCCTTTTTACACTTCTTGTCACCATCAACCTTATAGACCGTTTTGGGGTTATCAGAAATAACGCGCCTAGGGAGATCCTTGCAAGTGGTGTAATCATGTTTGATATTAGATAACCCAGAGCGGTCACCTGGTATAGATTTTTGCCAGCGATACGCTTCATAGTCACCTATAGCATATGCGTAACAATTGTTATTGGGTATACCTTTGTCTGAAGACCACCGACGGTTTGTGAATTTGTTTTCAGCCCCACTCAATGGAAGTTCCTTGATTTTAGGCTTCGCCTTGGGTTTAGGTTTAGGTTTGGGTTTCACCGAAGGTTGATTAGTCTTTGACATCTATAGTCTACTTAGAAAAAAATGTCAGTAAGTAGTAAATGTTTGCCAACCTTCTTAAGTCCGAAAATAAGTCTGATGCTATCAGGGAACTTCTCATCTTTGTGCTGTCGATTCTCATCAGCACCTTCATCCTCCGCATCGTGTGGAACAGCTCCCTCGTGAAGCACATCACCGTACTCAAGCCTATCAACAGCATGCTTGATGCGTTCATCCTTTCGATTTCCATCAGGGTAATCTCTGGTCTTGATCGTTAAACTTCTGTATAACCGACAGATTTGTTACCATCTGGGTGAAGAATGGTTGGAAACCCACTAACACCAGTACACTCGTTTTGAGTGCAATCGATAAATTCAAACTGTTTACCAGTTTTTTTCATATACTCTAACTGCTTACGACACCATTCACAATCATTGGTCCCGTAAACAGTCCATTTTTCAGTAGAAATGACCGCAGTAGCAGGTTTCTTACCCATCTCGATCAGAATGTAGACATTTATAATGATAAGTAGAACCGCCAGTATCATTTATAATACTTAATTATTTAATTTTCGTAAATCCCTAATCATCGAATCAGTCATTGCATAGTTTTTTGCGTTCAACTTCTTTTTTAGCTGCAACTTGGCAACCTCACCCACTGCAACGACAGCCGTTGCAGTCGCGCTACTAATATCCCTATTACGCGCGGTTCTATTTTTAGCTAGGGCTTTCTCATACCAAGCCTTAGACTTGTACATATGTTCTTTACCCTTCATATTGGTAAACATATATAAGTCCACGATCTCCTTCTCTTTAACGGGAGCTTTGGGGGTAAGCTTCTTAACGACGACACCCGGCTTCCTCAAAGGTTGTACGACTTTCTTCTTTTCTCTACCCGCTTTCATAACAGCAATTGCACGCGCCATGGCATTCGCTTGATTAACGGGTTCTTTTGGTTTGGTGACAATAACCAGAGGTGCGGGTTTTGGTCTACGGACAACCCGTTTGACAATTTTGTTTACTTGACTCTCACCCGTGAAGAAGGGTTTAGATAAAACCTGTTCGAAACTGGGTAAACTTTTATTATGGTTAGCATCCATGTTCGGCCCGAGGCGGTACTGTGTCACGTATTTATTCGCCATACCACGATGCCCCTCGGGGATAATGGATTTGATAAATTCAAATACTTGACGCTCTTCCATATTTTGTGGATCTTTGACTAACGTGAAAATAGTATTCAAAAATAGATGAAGGTCATATAGATGGTGGGACTTTCTCGAAATCCCTACAGATTTGAGACCACCATCATTAATAGCAGGATTTGCTAGTTTAGGGAAGAGGGATAGACCGAAATCAATCATGACGGCCTCAACACCACCATTCGAGATAGTATAGGTTTTGTTTAACAATTTCACCTCAATTTTCTTGACAGGAACGGATCTAACCAAAATATTAGATCTATGAAGATCGTGGTGTCTAAATCCCGGGAACTTCTTTTTAATTCTATAGAGATTATACAAAATCTGGGTCATGACAGATTTAATCTCATTTATTGAAGGTTTTGTTTTCCACCATTTATGTAATTCATCACCTTTTACATATTCAAGATAAAGAATATCCATACCCTTACATTTTTTGTAAAGATACATGTCGGGAACACCGTAACCTTTCAGCTTTTTCGCAACTTTATATTCAAACGCAGCCATACCCAAATCATTCTTTTTGGTATCTATTTCTTTGTATGCAACATATCTACGACCGTTATCATTGACGCTCCCACGGTACACCTTACCATACAAGCCTTCACCAAGTACCTTACCCTTCCCAGGTTTCATTTCTTGTGGGAGATTTTTACGGAATTTAGGGACTTTCAAATAGTCACCTGGATTACATGCTTTTTTACCTCGTAAAATTTTTTTGAGGTTGCTCTCGAGGTTCGACATGCTTAGTATATACGGAGAATTTATTCGTAAGATATAAAAGTATCTTACCAATAAGGATTTTTTTATGTTTACATACAGTATATAATGATGAAGTTAAACCGATTCGCGATTATACAACTTATATTCGTTGCAACCCTGGTAACTACTGCCTACCACTTTGGTCGGATACAATCTATGATTGAAGAACACTACGCAATGGTAGCTCCTCTTAAGATGTCAGCAAAAAAACGTACCAACAAAGGTGGGCGTCGGCTGCAGAGCAAGAATTTATAAATTTACTCGTCAACTTCCTCAATCTCGTCGATCTCAACATCCACCTCTAGCTCTTCATCGGGTAGTTCAACCCCTTGAAATGCAAATGAAGGAAGCTTGACAGACTTCTCGATAAGAACCTGTTGGAGACGGATGGTGACCCCAAACTTGTTATCAATGAACCAAATCTGATTGATATCAATGATAGCTAGAGCCTTTTGTCCCTTCTCGATACTATCGAGAGAAACGCGTTCACGGTTCATACTGTATGATTCGGGTACAAATGTACCGTCACTCTTGGTAAGAACCTTGAGCTTGAGAGTAGCAGGGTACTGTTCCTTACCCGGACGAACAATTGGCTTGTAGAGGGCCTCTTTTAGAACAGCCACATTGAATTCCTTACCGAGCCATTCCTTCGCATTCTCAGCTACTGTGTTTACGATGATGTCATCGAGTTCACTAAGCTTCTCGTGAAGCGCCATAGCCTCTGCATTATCGGGATCAAAGGAAAGGTCAAGAGAGTACGAAGTGCGTCCAGTCGCTTCATCAGTATAGGCGCTTAGACCATATGGTGAGCGCATGAAAGGGAGTTGAACGTATAGTTTTTTGTTGTCGCCAGCATTGAGGTAGACGGCTTTGCCGCCATTCTTGTTTTTACGAAGTTTTGAAAACTGCACGGAGGCAGGGGAGAATTCAGATGATTGTTGAATAGAGAGCGACATGTTGTAGTTGGTTATATATTAACTAGGTGGTTCAACTTTAAGCCAGTTTTTTTTGTTGAATTATAGTATATAAATCATGGGTCTATTTAAAGACTGTGGATGCGGATGTAACGGTAAGAAACAGGAAGACAAGTTTATCATTTCGATTATATCTGCTCTTACGTTTTTCGTAATCGCCAACCCCTCTACATTTCGTCTTGTCAGGGGAATTATTGGTTCCAAGATCGCGTCCCCCACGGGATGCCCTACTACATTGGGTCTTGTAGTACACTCAGTTGTTTTCATGCTCGTTGTTTGGGCTATGATGAACATTAGGAAGGATGGTCCTTCATGTTCCAGTGGGGCTACCCCCGAGAAGAAGAAGAAAGAGGTGAAGAAGGGTATAAAGGTCGTTGTACCTATGGCTGAAGCACCTGCACCCGAACCAGGGTTCAAAGAACCTGAAACTCCCCAAGTTGACACCAAGAAGGTATTAGAGCCTTTTGAGATCGGTGTTGACGGTGGCTTATTCCAATAAATCAATACTCAATACTCAATTATTGTATTCTACAAACAATTCATGTCAATTGGTTGTAAAATATGAAATCCATTTAAAACTCTTCATCAAAGGCGAGGTTCTCGGAATCATCGTCCATTTTACCGTAATCTCCGACTCTCTTTTCAAAAAAGTTTGTTTTTCCATCTAAGCTGATGTTTTCCATAAAGTCGAATGGGTTTTTAGAACCCCAAATGACTGGCTGCCCTATTTGTTTGAGGAGACGATCAGATACATATTCGATATATTCCGACATTTTATCAGAATTCATCCCAATGAGGTTACATGGGAGAGCATCGATGATGAAATTCTTTTCAATCTCAACAGCTTCCTTTACGATCGAGTGAATCGTTTCAGTGGAGGGTTTGTTACGGAGCATTTTGAAAAGTTCTACAGCAAATTCTTGATGAAGTCCTTCATCTCTAGAAATGAGTTCATTACTGAAACAGAGACCCGGCATTAAACCCCGCTTCTTTAGCCAGAAGATGGCACAAAAACTACCAGAAAAGAAGATTCCTTCAACACATGCAAATGCGAATAAACGTTCGGAAAAGGAACGAGCTTTGGTGTCAAACCATTTTAGAGCCCAGTTGGCCTTATTTTGTATACAGGGGATTGTTTGTATGGCTTCGAAGAGTTGCTTCTTTTCAGTACTGTCTTTGATATATTTATCAATTAGTTTAGAGTACGTTTCGCCATGTATCATTTCGTTATGACATTGATACGCATAGAATGAGCGAGCTTCGGAAATCTGTACCTCATCAGCAAAATTATTGTTAATGTTTTCAAAAACAATACCATCGGAACCAGCGAAAAACGCTAGGACATACTTGATAAACTTTTGTTCGTTATCGTTTAGAGTCTTCCAATCTTCTACATCTTTAGAGAAATCAACCTCTTCTGCAGTCCAATTAGACATTTGGGCCTTCTTATAAAGCTCCCACAGGTGGGGATACTTCAGGGGGAACACTGTAAAGCGATTCAGTGTAGGGGCGAGAATTGGTTCGTATTCTTCTTCAATGTAGTCTTGGAAGTCAAAGTAGGTTCCGACATGACGATCATCAATAAATATTTGAGGGTAGGTTGATACTGGACCACCACAAATTTCTTTTAATTTTTCTTTCTCGATCATGATCTTTTCATGATCCAAACCTTCGGATTCACATAAGGTAACGGCGAGGTCACAGTACTCACAACCTTCCTTCGAATATATAATAACTTTCATCTGTGCTATTATCGCTGATTATTTTTTGTCGGAAAACTCTAAGCATGATTGTGCCCTCTGATATAATTCAAGATGATATCGTAAAAGTTTTAGTAAACGAAGATGGTGTGGAAGATGTAATGTATGCCGTTGTCGCAATGAATACAGGCAAGACACTCGGTCTTCATTATCTCAACCCGACTGAATCCATCTATAAATCTGCCTGCGTGTATAAGGTTGATGGAGTAGAAATGTCCCCTGCACCATACGACAGTCTTATGGAACATTACCCAACTGGAACAACTTTCGAAGATTTAGAAATGAAACGTGTTGATGATGACATGTACTCGTTTTACTCGGAAATTGACATTGAAGATAGTGATAGTGAGGTACAAGAGCTGCAACTAGACAGTGACACCGATTCGGAGATGGAAGGTTTTATCGTACCAGATTCTGAGGTTCAGGGGCAGGACATAGTACCACCCGATCATGCGTCTATTGATAAAGAATGGAAGGAATGGGAGCCATCTTCTACAGGAGCGCGCAGTTTTAAAGAAACAATTGATTTAATTGAATCACGTGTAAGACGCCTAAGTCAGTGATGCGTTATTTGAAAAAACTAAATAAAGGAGCCCATTTCAAAACAATGCTGGCAACTATATGGTCTCAAGTAGACAATTTATTAAAACAAAATACAGACGAAATCAAGCCAGTGAATACACATATATGTCGTGAATGTCTAGGTGTCAAGGTTTATTCACGTGAAGGATTACCAACATGCTCGGAATGTGGACTCATTGAAGATCGCTTTATTGATGACACAGCTGAATGGACGAGTGGAATGAATGATGATGGAAAAGTGAATGATCCATCTAGGTGTGGTAACCCGAATTCTAACCCTGAGCTTTTTTCCCAACACTGGGGAAAAGGAACTATTATAGCTACCCAACATTCGTCGACGTATGAAAATAAACGAATGGCAAAAATCAATTTCCACATGTCTATGAACCACCGTGATCGCTCACTTTTCCATGCATACCGTGACATGGATGAAGCGTGTCACACTCTACCCGATACGGTTCTCAAAGATGCAAAGATGATGTACAGAAAATTCAACGAGGAAAAATTGACTCGTGGAGCGGTACGTTTAGGTATCAAAGCCAACTGCGTTTTATATGCATGTCGCCTCGCTAAACACCCACGAACCACAAAGGAAATATCGGATATGTTCGGTATTCAATCAAAAGATGTGAGTCGCACTACACAGATATTTAAGGATACGATCATGGGAATAACAGAAAAGAATTATGTTACGAAAGCGTTTGACGTAATGAATAGACTTTTGAATTCGTTTGAAATCACACGCGATGAAAGGTTTCAATGTAACAAACTATGTAACTCAACGGAAGACTGTGTAGAACTCATGAGTAAAACACCAAACAGTGTAGCATCCGCTATCATTTTTATTATTCTAGGATCTAAAGTAAAAAAAACTGAACTTTGTGAAAAATGTAATATATCGGTACCTACACTCAACAAAATAGAGAATATTATAAAAAAGCACTTAGAGGCTAAGAGTTAGTAATAGTAAATGGTGAAGTTATTTTTAGCCACACCATGTTATGGTGGATTATGTTTAGAAAAGTATCTGACTAGTATAATCAAACTTCAAATCCTTTTAATAAAAGAGAATATCCAATTATTTCTTGATACAACTGAAAATGAATCTCTAGTTCACCGCGCCCGTAATGTTTCCGTAGGTCGTTTTATGCAAAAGACTGACTGTGAGTATTTTATGTTTATAGATGCCGATATCCATTTCGATCCCGAGGCTGTCGTTCGTCTCGTTAAGTCGGGGCATGATCTGTCAGTTGCGTGTTATCCCAAGAAGGTTGTCATGTGGGATCAAGCAGCTGAAGCAGTAAAGAAGGGTGATACTCGTGACATGTCTATGCTGTCATCCAGTCTCGTAATTAATTTCGGAGCGCAAAATCGCCCAATCAAGGATGGTTTCATAGAAATCTTGGATGGGCCAACAGGTTTCATGGTAATTAAGCGTTCGGTATTTAAGACGCTAGAGGAGAAGTTTCCAGATTTATGGTGTAAGAACGATCATCAGAATCGAGATTTCGACGATTATCACGCAGCATTTGACTGTATGATTGACCCATTGAATCGCAGGTATCTATCTGAAGACTATGCATTCTGTCGACGTTGGCAACAAGCTGATGGTAAAATTTATGCGGATGTCAATACAACATTAGGACATGTAGGGAATTTACCATTCAGTGGTTGCCTCAATGACAGGCTTAAGGTTTAGAGTATACCTAATATATATGAATCTTGTTACTATTCTCGTCACACGATCAAAATCGTGTCACGTGAAGACACTTCATAGTGTTTTGAGACTGAATATTAGATGTCTTCAAAAAAACTGTAAAAATGAGATAGCGTATGTTGATGATGACCCATACAAAAAAGCGGAAACTATCCAAAGGTATATGAAATCACACGATCGTATCATCTTTATAGATTTCGGGATTGGTATGGATGATGATTCACTCGATCAGTGTTTCGAACCCCATGATACATTGGGATGTCTAGTATTCCCGGGTGTCAAGGAAGGAATTGATTGGGACATGTTTAAAACCAAGGTGCAAGCCGGTTCCGAAGAACCCGTGTCACAAATGGGACTCGAGTTTGATACTAAAGTTGGAAAGAAGATTTCTAAGGATATCTATAATGTAACGTTCACTAATGCACGTGCATGGATGATGAATACTAAACAAGTTATCAAAAAGGCTGGAACCTGGAAAATTTCCCCAAAAATGTTTGAGAAATTCAGCGAACAAAATGTGCGAGTTTATGCATTTACAGCAGCTAAGTTAACTCTAACATATACACATGAATGTGTAAGTAACATTCTAAACGCTGCCGGTGTAAAAGTCAATTAAAGTTTATACGTGAATATTAAACATGTCTATAAAGTCGGACTCCCCACTTTACAAATATGTTGTGAACTTCATTCACACCACATGGGGTAGCAAAGACTATTTCCCCGGACCTCAACCAATTTCTATTGAGTATAGGCACTTCCCTATACTACAGAAGGGTGAATACGTTGTGTGTGAGAAGACGGATGGTGAGAGACATATGATGGTTGCTCTCACTTTTGAGGGAAAGAAAAAATGTCTGTTTGTGAATCGAGCATTCAATATGTTTGAAGTGTCACTTAATCTCAAGAAGGAGGTCTATAACGGGACGATATTGGATGCCGAATTGTATGAGAATACACTCATGATTTATGATGCTGTGCTTATAAGTGGGAAATCTGTATGGAGTGAAAATTTATTGGACCGACTAGGGTATGCTAAGTTTGGGGTAGTTCAGCCAATTATTTACATGAAGTCCGATAAATATCGCCTTCAGTTAAAAGAATTTCACCATATGAAAGACTTTAAACAATTCATGGAAGACTATCTCCCGGGGGTAAAACAAGAAGTGGATGGACTTGTTTTTACACCGATCAATGAACCAATTCGTTTAGGAACACATGAGACTATGTTTAAATGGAAACCGCAGATGAAAAACACTGTAGACTTCTTAATGAAACGTGAACCCACTTTGGAAACACCTGGGTGTAACCCTGGACCACTTGCATGGAGATTGTATATACAAGAAAAAGGGAAGATGTTTTTTGAGTCTGAAATTCCTGCAAACAGGATAGCCGATAAACCATGGTTCGAAGATGGAGCTATTGTTGAATGTATGTATATGGGGTGGGAAGAACCAATGTGGTGGAAACCGATTAAGAGGAGACATGATAAAACACACCCTAACAATCGTCGAACGTTTTATAGAACGATCGTTAACATTAAGGAGAACATTAAGATGGAGGAGTTTTTAAATTGTAAACCATGAAGTAAAACCCAGCTTCTTCAGGTAAATCGTGTTGTTTAATTGTTTCGTCATCAATTAAATACCAATTGTTTTTCGATTTAACAAAACTTACATAATGTCCATCGTTTTGATTACCCACATGTAGAGCACTCGATATGAGAGTATATTCGTGTTTATCAATTATTAGTTTTTCTAAAATTTTAATATGACTTTTTCTATCAAATGAAATCATTAGAACTTTGGGGAATTCAGAAAATACCATTCGACTCGTAGCTAGATGATGCATTTTCCCTTCTGTATCTTCAAAATTCTCAATTGTATTCCAATCCGTACTTTTAGCAAGCATCTTTTCCATATCGTTACCATCGGAGGTTATCAAATGAACGCTGAATATCTCTTCATTCGATGTCTTCCCACCCGGCCATATAGTTTTCTGTGTTTTCTTTCCATAAAACCATTGTTTGATTTCTGGTCTAGATATCTCTAAAATATCGATGATACACATAATAGCTTCTTGAACGTCATGTTGTTCGTTAGATCTGAAACGGGGGAACTTATCACGGAAATGATCGATAAGTGTTTTGATATCGAGAGTGCGTTGACCCTTCGTCCAATACGTACGAATTAACTCAGAATAACACTGTGTAAACTTACAATCACCATCATAAGGACTCCTTAAGAAAAAGTTACTTAACACTGGAATACATAACAGGCATTGGAGAGCTGTATTGAAATAACAAGTGTTTCCTTTGTTATCGAACCCTTTCATTAAACTTTAAGAACAAAAAAGGCTTAAGTAAAAGACGCATTATGTAAATGTAAGTAAAATGGATATCAAAACTATCACTGAAAAGGTTACCACCCTCTTCAATTCTCATAAAGATGAGGAACACATTGAAGTGGAGATTCGTCTCGGTAAACATAACGGTTCTCTATTTGACACTAATGTTGGTAAAGAAACATTTGAACGTGTTCTAAAAGGTCTCAAGAAGTTCCCGGAATGGGAAAGTGTCAAAACGACTACATCCGATGTGTATTATGATGATACGAATGGTATTCGTATTTCGTCTGATGAAGACACGGGGGAACAAGTTATGGTACAAAAAATTAATGTCGTAAAAGAAGATTTCAAATGTGAACCCCTAGATGTCAGGTTTAGTATTTCTAGGGAGATTCCTAGCTTTGGGGAGTATGAGATGGATAGGAAGAGATCTAAACTTCGACACTCATTTGTCCGTAAAAACCTCAGTATCGACATGACTATCTCATCAGGTGACAGTGTTGACAAGGATTCTGAAGAATCTGCATCCTACCAAATCGAACTTGAAATTGTTAAACCCGGTGATGTAACTTCTCACAACCAACTTTTCAACATTCTTCATAAGATTACAGATCTTTCAAAATTAATCTGATCTATATAATAGCATGATATACGTACTACTAGGTATCGTTCTCTTGTTTATTATGTTTGAGAAACGTAAAACATCTGAGGAAGTTGATTTATCCGAACATTTTTACATCAGTAATGGAATATCTAAAGATACTTATATTTTGATGCATAAGGATGGAGTGAAGAAAGAAGATTTGGAAAAATTTGTATACATGGAGGATCGTTTTCTTGAATATGAGAAAGATTCTGTGTGTTTAGGGTCATCCCATATAGTTCCAGCTACGACATTGTCTAATAAAATAAAAGAAACATTTCCTAAATATAATTTTTCTTATCATACTATTCATCTAAAACAAATTGCAGAACCTAAGAAAAGTATTAATCCCTACATAAAATGTATATAATGAATAATGAAAAGTTTGTTGTTGTAGAAATACCGGATGGATCTCTTCGAATTGGGGTGAATGAAAGTATCGAAACTTCACCCCCATTAGTAGAACCAGTTCAAGAACCTGAACCCATTCCGGGTGTAGTGGAAGTAAAATACAATAAGAATATGCGAATAGCTTTTGAAGTTATTTTTCTTATATCTATTTATAACCTTGTTATTTTCTCAAGAATAATTGATATAATAAATTTGGTATTTATTATATCAAGTACAATTGCAATTCATTCTAAAAAGCCTGTATCTATCGCCCCATTATTGGGACATGCTATGTACTTATTAACCATAAGTCCATCATTGGGTTTTATGTCTAGGTGGCGGGATTTGATATATAACGCGGGATGCTTTATCACATGTATCGTGTCAGTTCTCTCTATAGAGAATATTACATCTTATTAATTCTAGCCTTAGCCCCTACTTTAGGGCGTGCGTTATTATTAGCATTAGCACGAGTTTTTAGCCAGCGTTTTTTATAACGATTCATTTTTTCTGCGTCTATTTTTTTCTTTGCGTTCGTCAAATTCATGATATAGTTAACCGCTGCCCGTCGATACGCGTTTTTCAAGTTGGCATTAACACCGTTGACGTTTAATTTATTATTAAGATATTTTTTCTCCAAATCTCTCTTTCTTTGCATCTTCCAGTTACTCACCATGTGTTTCTTGATAGTATCAATTTCACGTTTAAAAGGTACACCCATCTTATTTTTGTTGGTGTTAGAAATGTTACGAATCTTATTTTGGATTGTTTTTACATCTTGTGTAAGGTTAGGTTTATATCTATTCATC